TAGTTCTTGTCTTTAAGACCTAGCCGTGTTCGGTCAATCTTGTCACAAAAGTTCTTATCAGTTCTACGGTAGTACTCGTAGGTCTTATAGGATTTACCAGCAGATGCCGTGGCAGCCTCAATGGTCATACCCTCTGCAACACCTGAGAGGATTACTCGCTTAGCGATATCACTGGACTTCTCCGTCATCGCATCTCCTCTAATAAGCGCCGCGAGGCGCAAAACATTTTATACGAGGGGCGTAGCCCTCGAACGGAATCAAGGATTCCTTTACTAGGGGAAGGATCTCTATACTGGAGATAGAACTATCCCCACTAAAAGCGGTGCCACGCACCGCAAGTCGGGCTTAGCGCCCGAGGGAACCACAGTGACCGAGGGGTAAGTTGGTGCTCGTCCTAGGGGGACTCGCGTAGTGCCAACGTAGCGAGATTGGGTCGTAAAACTAGTACTGGTTCGTTTTACTCCCCTACTATATATAAGGCAGAAAAAATAGCCCATTTCCCGTCTACGGTAGATTTTATTTTCTATTTGTGACTAAGGTCACTTTAATATGTGTACAAACTAGGACATTATCTGGATCTCACTTTAGCGTATATTTTTTGTTGGGGAGTATGTATGTAGTGGTGTCGGTACTTAACACACGGGGGTAGGGTTTTTACGGCCTACGGCAGACCCCCTGCCCCCCCTTGATAACTGGTCAGACCTCTTTGCCTTACATTATGTAAAGTAAACGGGCGGGCTCCACTCTCGGCGCCTTTACATAATCTAATCTTATGTCTATTAATAACCCTTAACCTTAGCCTTAGACATTCAAGGTTTAATTGTCTACCTTGTGGAATCCCCGTAAGTTACTGAGCGGTAACATATCGCCCCGTAATTGGTTGAAAGTTCAACTACATCGTGACCCGTAAGACCTTGCAATTGTCGACAAATAGACATTGACTCTCAGATAGTTCACAGGTAATCGTTATCAAATCGTTATCAAATAAGCCTTGTTTTGGCTTGACATACGGTAGACACCCGTGTATAGTTGCCTTATCAATTAATAAATGTTAATTGAATTAACCTAAGAGGAGTTAGACAAATGAAAGCATTCACAGTAAGAGAACTAGAGATTCTCAAGGAGTCTCTAAAAACTACCGATTCAAGCCAGAGAGATTTACTCGCTAAGATTTGGAACGCTCAGCACTCTATCATCAAATCTGAGATAAAGAAAGCGGGCAACTAATTATGACACGTAAAGACTATGTGCTAATCGCTGAAGCAATTTGCAACACAAGAACTAAGGCAGACTTTCAAGGCAAGGCGGGAGATGAAGCCACAATTCAAGAGGTTGCCCGTTCAATGGCTCAACTCTTGAAATATGACAATGTCCGATTTGATGAAGACCGCTTCTTGGTCGCTTGCGGGGTGAACTAATGAGCGTTTACTACGTATCAAATGAGAATGGCGATTGGTGGACGATTGACACCGACACAACGGCAGGGCAGACCTTATTCATCATCAAGGAGGAGGATTTGGCGGTGGCAGTTGCCAACGATTACCCCGAGGAAAAGGAGATAGACCTCGGGGCATTCGATAAGTTGGAGGATGTAATCCGAGAGCACGGCACGGCGCAAGATGTGGAGGTGGAGGGATGAGACTTAATTGGGGAACACGTATAGGCAAGATGCAGATAACCGTAAAGGGAACATCACGGGCGCATTGGTACTATTGGATTAAGAGAGAAGGGGCTCACGATTGGCGGGCAGGATACTACGGCTTCAATATGGAGATTCCCTACCGCGAGACATTCACGACAAGCGCACAGGCCCGCGCCTATTGTGAGAAGGTAGACCGCGACACTCTAGTAATCGAGGAGGTGAGGGCGGTAGGATAATCAAAATCGATCAAAATCGCCCCCGCGCTACGGGCTACGGATTCATAATCCGACGGGGGCACAAGGTAAGGGACACACCGTCCCGCCTTAGCCTAGGAAGGGCGACAAATGCAGACAATCACAAGGCAAGAGATGGCAACGGCGTTAGGTCTTCCAATGGAGGACGTGGCGATTATTAGGGTGAACTCTTATAGCAAGCACATCACGATTAAGGGAACATCATATTGCGGGCGGATTAATCACGACGGTAACAACATCCCGACACAATGGGAGGCGCTAACAGGACAAGAATGTGCCACGTGTGTTAAGCGATACAACGCAAAGGCGGGCAAATAATGGCCGTGATGTGTGAGACCTGTAAGTGTTCGATATATCTAGAGACACAACCCGACGGTACCCGCGCTTATGGCGGATGCGAGAACGAATGCGTGTGTTGTAACGGTAGCGATATCCTAGAGGTATTGCAGACCCGTAATGAGCAGGTCATAGCCCTAACCGATGAGATGCGGGAAGAGTTAGAAGACGCCGAGGATATGGGCGTTAGTAATCCAATCCTCTTTGCAGAGCAGGGGCCTAACCGCTTTAAGGTGATGTCCTTATTCTTCGAGGATGTACCAGGAGGACACAACGACGGCGTAAAAATCCAGGAAGACTTAGACCTTGGAGAGATTACGATTACATACTTTACCGATGAAGACGAAACAGAACTCACCGAGGGCGCGGTCTATGACTGGGCCTTAAACTTCTATAAGACCAACTGAGAGAGGGAGAGAGATGACAACAACACAAGAACAGAAGAAAAAACTACGCTTCGATTGCTCTTGCAACGGATGCAGGAACTACCCAACCCGCCCCGCCGAGGTGTGGAACGAGCACCAAATAGCAGGAAAGGCACAGGGGCACTTCTTTACTAAGGACACGATGCGATTCTTTAAGTCACGGATTGCAGACTTCAAGCCAGTAGGGATTAGCCCTCGCGGGATTGATTCTCTAATGGTAATCGTATCCAACAAGCGAGACGATGATGCCCGCACCTATGAAATCGTGACGCTGTGCCCATATGGAGAACTGGCCCGCGAATGGGTGAAGGATAGCGATGGCTCACCGATTGCACGGTATGAGAGTCTCTACAAGGCACGTAAATCTGATCGATGGAAGTGTTCAATCGCTGCACAAATATGCGAGTGCCACGGATGCCAACTAGATAAGGCGGGGCGCTAATGACTGATGCGATAGTTCTATGGGGCTTGCTGCTACTGTATGGTGTACCAATCGCAACCCTTGCGTATTGGATGGAGAAGAAGGCTAGAGAAGGAGGAGAAGATGAGTGAGCAGGATAAGACGGCGCAGTTCGTGTTTACGGTAGTGATTGTGCCTGATAACAAGCGATACGAAGTAGAACTATGGGATTTTGCAGGCACAAAGCCTGACTTAATCGCAGCAGGTGAGGGTAGCAACTGGCGCACGGCGCTAGGTGAAGCGTTATCGAAGATCGAATTACCAATAGACAAGCAGGAGAAAACCGTGAGTGACTTAGTGAAGGAGAAGGCAGAAGATGAAGGCGTATGAGGTGACCATATCCAAGGTTGTGTATCGCACAACTGATGAGTTCAACACAGAAGAAGAAGCCCGTCTGTGGGCTATGGCAAAGCGTGATAGATACAAAGAACTACTCGATGATAACAAGGTGGAGTACTTCTTCGAAGTAGAGGAGGTTAGTAATGTCTGAGCCTACGGTAGACTACTGGCGTGCTAAGGCACAGTTGTGTCAAGACCTAGCGATACTACAAGTACAAGATGAAGAGACAGAGAAGGAGGCAGGGATGAACCTTATGCGTATGGTCTACGCCCTGTCTATGGTAGATACATTCAACGAAGGAGGAAGTGATGATTAAGTATGTGATTACGGCAGAGTTAGACCAACGCTGGTTTAATATCTTAGGTGAACTAAGCAAGGATACAAAGGGTTTTGTATGGGTAAAGGTTAAGCAAGAAGGAGGAAGCAATGACAACTGATGAGAACGTGGTGGGATTTCATCCCAAGAATAAACTGGTAAACTTCTATGAGGTAGCAACCAAGGAAGGCAACGCAGTATGGGGCGGGGAAGATCCGCACAGTGCATTCCAATGGCTACGCCAATCACCAATGGACTCACGCCTATTGGTCTCGTGCTGGGAAGCAGGGGAAGAGGATGCGCGATTGATAATTGAACCCATTGATATAACAAAGATTGTCTATGCAGTAATGGCAGGAATACAATGAGCCTAGTACTGGGTCTGATAGTGGTACTGCTCATAGCCTATGTTCTAATAGTGTGGGAGGATAAGACAAATAATGGAGGCTAAGAATAAGAGAATGGTTGGTGCTGCTAACCAAGCAGTACGCCAACGTAACTACAGAAGGGCAAGAGACCGCGCCTTAGTGCGTCTTGCTCATCTTTACCCTGATACCTATAAGCAGTTGCTTGAAATGGAGAAGCAGACAGATGAACAAGAAGGTAAAACGTGGCTTGACCTTGACGGTAATACTATTCCTGTTGTCGGTGTTCGTATCCGCACATCAGACGGGCGAGGTGCCCCTGTCATCAAAGAGTACATTGATAAAGGCACGGACGAAGGCGACAATGGAGGAGAAGCGTGAGAACAGGGCACTTACAGTTAGTTACGCACGAGCACTCGGTTACAACAACAGTCAGATCAAGTGTCTGCTCACCCTTTGGACCCGTGAGAGCAGGTTTGACCACCTCGCAGATAACAAACGAAGCACGGCTTACGGAATTGCTCAACTCCTTGGAGAGCGTAGTAGCCAGCCTGAACTACAAATCCTTCACGGTATACGATACCTTGGTCATCGCTACGGAAAATCTGCGTGTCGCGCTCTCCAACATAGCAACAGACGAGGCTGGTACTGATACACTATAAGTGCACCATTTCTTCGGGCGTAAAGAACCTCACCGCTACCCTTCCTGCGGTGGGGTTCTTTATTTGTCCGTAGAGTAGAAGCCTTTGCCTTTGAATGTAACAGGAGGAGAAGTCCACACACGTCTGAACTCATTGTGACAGTTGGTACAAATTATAGTCTCTTCAGGGTCAGTCATCTTGCGCTCTATCTGTCGCACATCACCACATCCTGGACATTCATAGTCATACATCATACGTAAGGTGACTCCCCTCCCATAAAGTTAAGTAGTTTACGCAAAGCATTACCGCATCTTCGATCTGCAGTAGAGATAGCACACTCTAGTACCTCACTGAGTTGTTGCAGCGTATAGTTCTCGTGGTATCTAAGACGTAGTATCTTCTGCTCATCTTCGTCTAGTAATTCATAAGACTTCTTGATATCAATGAGTGTTGCTAATAGGTTGCCACCCTCAGCAGGAGCAGAAGGTTTGCGTGGTGTGCCGTCATTGACTAGGTTCTGTGCCTGTTCAATGGCGGTATCATTGACCACGCTTGCAATTACATACGGTAACAACTGTGCAATAGTGACAACATCATAGAAGGATTCATCGTTGGTTTGGTAGCCAGAGCGAGTAGCCTTTTCTTTGCGGGCATAGCGTTCAATGGCACGCTTCATCTGCCAACCGATACGCCTTTGATTAGCCAAGCGCACTGCCTCATTCTCTTCCTCTAGTAAGCCATTGAAGTAAGAAGCACGTGTCATTAGCCAGGCGTATGCCTCTTGTGTCAGGTCATCACGGTCTACATACTTACGATAACGGCGATGAACAAGGGTTACTACACTAGGCACAATGTCATTGAGTATTGGATGAGGTTCAGTCACAGTCAGGTAGCACCAAATCTATAGTGTGTTGGATGTTAAGTAGTTTGATAGCAAGGAAGTCAATGTAATTACTGGCATCTGCTAACTCTTCGATCAGTTCTCTAATGGTATCTGAGGTAGTAAAGGACTCGAACTTCTGCCCCTTAGCGTGTGAGTACTGGTCGTGGCCCACACCCTTGACTCGCATAGCACGAAGAGATGCAAAGGATTCAATGAAGGATGTTAAGTCCTCAGTTGATACACCCAGTGCACGGTAGCCAGTAACTGCAGCGTGATCTACTAACGGGTTGGCTGCGGGCGTATCAGTATTGTCTGAGTCTTCCTGTCTTGGTGCAAGATGTGAAAGCCCATATGCTGCAAAGTCTGTAGCATTATGACCCATTCGTTCTCGGTCATCATCATACATCACGCACCTCCAAATAGTTTTAACGATTCTTCTTTGCCGTGTGCAAGGTAGTAATCGTTAATGTCCATTGATGCAGGCAATGATACTATGCGTGAGTTCAATACTTCTTGTGAGACACGGCGAGAGAACTCAGCCCCAGGATTGGTGCCATCCTCTTTGATATCGTTATCACCTACAATGTAGACGGTATCGTATCCAGTAAATAACTTAGAAAAGTGTGGCTTCCAAGCCTGCACTCCAGGTACACCCACTGCAGGTAGATTGATTAGACCTGATACAACTACTGCATCCAACTCACCTTCACATATGACAATGGCACCTGAATCAATAGTTATATCAGCAACATTAAACAGATGAGCCTTCTGCCCTGTTGGTGCACCGTACTTAGGTTTGCCATCATCTAACCTGCGAAACTTAACGCCAACACACATACCTAACGCAGTCAGGTAGGGGATAGAAAGCCAGCCCGCGTGGTTTTCGTGACCATTGATAGGGTCAGTGACTAGTCCTAATGAAAACTGCAGAGCAACATCTTCAGAGATCCCACGTCCTTCGAGATACTCCAGCGCCTTTGCGTCCAGACTTTTGCTGTAGTGTGTGACCGCTTCCAGCAACGATTTCGATTGCTCTTTTGAGTGCATCCTTAAACTCCAAGTTCTCTATTATCCCGACAACATTTACTGCATTGCCACCCTTCCCACAGGTGTGACAAAAGAATAGGTTGTCATAAGTATTAATGACGGCACTACGTCTTTTATCTGGGTGGATGCAGCACCTAACAGATGCTGACCTACCCTCTCTTACTTCCCCACCATAGTGGGTAACAATCAATCCTATGGGGATTGTGTTTGCATCAATGGAACCTTTGAACCCTCCCGCTTTACGTACCCTGGACCAGTCTTGTGTTGGCATACACACCCCTTGAAGTCGCACTTATCGTGCCAATTAGAGGCACGTTTGTAATGGGAAAGAGAGTTCTCTTCTCCACCTTTCATACAGTTTTCACAAATCATTTGAACTCCTTCAGTTCAGTTACTGGTACACGCCATCCACTAATAGTCTCATCCCTGTAATGGGATGTAGCATACTCTTCAGGGTTACAGTAACCATAGACCTCAACCTGTGAGTAATAATCTTCATCAAGAATCTTTGTTCCTACTATGATCTTCCCGTTATCCTTATTCCAAAATGGAATAGAGTCACGTGTGCGTACAGTGCGTACCTCAAAGTTGTTACCAACATCAGGTAGTTTTGCACGGCGTGGGTGTAGTTCATTGGGATACCACGGTACGTTCCACGCAGTATCAGTCAATGATGCAACAGCCCACTCAGATACGTTGGCCCGCACATTGGCAAGAAGTTCGTGCTCTAAGTAGCCGTTCTTCTTACCCTCTGCATAGTTAGGTCTGTCTACTGACCCATACTTAGCAAGCCAACGCTCTGTTGCTAACAAGGTACAGACTCGTACCTCATCCTTGCTCAGTTGAACTATCATCTACTTCTTCTGCATCAGCAGCGATGAGTGCTTCATCTAGTGATGCTATTTCTGGTACTAGTATCTCTGTCGTTGTTATTTCTCCACCTGGTACTGGCATTATTGTTTCTCCTTTAGCCATTGAGTTAAGTCTTGGATTACCCAAGCCTGATCTATTGATGCGTTGCGACGCTTAACTACAACATAAGACATAGGTACTTCCCCAAGACCTCGTGCCTTTGCATAGTTAAGCGCCTCAACTTGCGCTTCTCTCCAGAACTCAGGCAGGGAAAGGGTCTGCCTGTTCTTGAGTTCAAGGATGTAAGTTTCTCCAGATATGATAACAACCATATCTCCTTCATCCTTTGCCCCAGCCTTAGTCAAACGCTCTGCCATAGCACCCGCATTGCGGAGCCACTTCATTACATCTGTCTCAAACTGAGAACCTTTACGTCCGTTCTTGTTAGCCATCAGTACACCGTCTGCATATTAGAGTGCAAGTATGCCCTGCCTTGTGCATCTTGGTCTCCTATCTGACACGCTGCGAAGTTAACAAATAGTGTAGCCCATTTAGAAGCATCTGCTGTATGTGGACCGAAGCGGTTCTTGACTGCAGCCACACGCAACATACCCTGTGATGGGTCATAGCCTAATGTAAGTATAAGAGCAGGTAACTGACTGACCTTACCGTGAATAGCACGGCGTGGAGGTGGCATCAACGGTGACCCATACTCGCTCTGTTCTGATACGTGATGAAGTACTAAGACGCAAGCCTCTGTCTTGCGTGCCATATCGTGCAGTTCCATCATAATTGCACGTAGTCCTGCCCATTCATTGTCTGTTTCGGCTGCAACATTCATTAAGTTATCAATAATAATTAACTCAGGTGCTATGCCAAAGAGTTCAACGTAGGCTTTGATTTCTAATTCAATGTCATCGAGTGATGGACTTGAATCAAAGACCCATTGTATGTGCGACATCTTATTAAGGTGGTCAGCGTAGAAGTCATCTCTGTATTCCATATTGGATTCAACTGTTAACTGTGTATGCCCTGAGATCTGCGCTGCTGAACGCATCAAGACTGTAGCAGTATCAGTATCGGCTGAAAAGAAAAGTGTTGGTACCTTTGCCTTGATTGCATAGACAAGAGCAAACATACTCTTACCAGCATTCGGTGCAGCAGCAACCATACATACTTGCCCTCGTCTAAACTTAATGGACTCACCAGCAAGGCCAGTCCATACATCAGGCAGGGGCACAGCCTTGATAGTGCTGGTGCCCAGTGCCCGCTTTAGATTAAGCAACTTCCCCATCCCCTCCAAGATTTATTCTGCGTTGTCTTCTTACAGTTTGACGTTCACGTGGTGCCAACCCACCCCATATACCAAATGCTTCTTTGCGGATTCCCCACTCAGCGCATTCAATTCTATGAGAACATCCTCTGCAAATTGATTTCGCATACTGACCATCAACGTAACTTACTGCTCCCTCTTCTCTTTCAGGGAACCAGAAGTCACCACCTATCTGTGCACATAACGGGTTCTCGTACTCACGAGGTTCCCGCATTCAATTATCTTAGGAAGATTGCTTCGCACTTATCTGCTGCACCCTTTGGCGCAGCACACATCCAGGCTTTCCACGGTCCACGTGCTGAGGTTCCATTACGAAACGCCATAGTGCCGTGCTTACAGGTCGGGGCTTGTCCTTCTACAACTTGAGGTGCAGCAGCAGGTGGTGTATTGAATTGCTTTTCAATTGATTCAACTGTTGGTGCTGATGCAACTGGTGCACCACGTAGTGATCCATTAACAGAGTTAATTAATGAAGATACATCCTGGACACTGGCCAGTAATGCTTCTAGTTCACCTTGATTATCAGCATAAACATTTACTAGGACACCATCCTTGCCATAGTTAACTTGTATCTTTGTTGTTGCATTTGCAGCCATTTATTTTCCTCCAGTTTGTTTGATTGATAACCGTTGAGACTCACTACCAAACTTCTTAGGCACATACCCAATAAGTTTTTCTACTTCTTCACTGTCAATACTTTCACGACCTCGCACTGTTGTCCAACTGACTTCCAGGCCAGACTGTGTAGTACCTAGTAACCCTTCAAAAGAAGCCTTCAAAGAATCCTGATGCTTCTCTAACTCCTTGATTTGTCCTGCTAATTGTAGATACAGCAATGCATTCTTGTCAATGTCTGCATCTTCAATGACCACATCAGTCACTGGTGTATGTTCTTTTTTTATACCAACGCATCCCATCTCACCTGATGCATCGTAGAACTTACAATAGAACTTGCAGTAACTAGCATCTCGCTCTGGATCTGGTGCCTCTGCTGAACCCTTGATTGCTTCCAACCAATTCAATGCTTGCAGTGCAACGCTTTCATCATAATCTTCTGTGTGTACCTTGATGTCTCGCTCATCACCATCACGTGCAATAGCAACTAGAGACACACGCTTTACATCGTGACCATTCTTAGCAAGTAGATAACCATATGTCTGCACCTGCCAGCGTTGTTGTGTTGTTGGGAAGTATGAAAGGTTACGCACCTTGCTTGTCTTCCAGTCAATGACATCACCAGTACCAGGTACATAGCAGTCAATGTGTGCTTTCATACCGTTGTGTTCAACTAATGTTTCAATCATTACATCTGGATTATCTGTTAACGCTTTCTCAATCTCTGCGTGGATAGCAGTACCCATAATGGCAGCAAGTTTCATCTCGTTCTCATTAGTTTCAGGCTGGTCATTTAATCTGTACCAGACCTTGCGACGACAGCCACCTAACTCTGATGGTCCTATCTGTACCTGTGTAGAACGTGAACGCTTTGCATCACCTGCACGTAGTGCAGTTAGTAGTAGTTCCTTTGGGTCAGTCACTTCTTGTACTTCCAATCTACCCATATATCAAAGGCTCTACCGATAAGAACACCTATCATCAATCCAATTAAAAAAACTTCCATTACTTACATCCTTTCCTGGACTACTAACTGTAATGGCTTACCAGTGTTAGCGTCAAGGACCGAAGCAATCTCTACGGCTCTACGGGCGTGTCTCTTTGCATAGGTTAAGTCCATATCAGGCTTGACAATTGAATACAGGTAGCCAAGAGCAAGTTGACCACCAGAACCAATGCCATACGCTCCGTGATTTGCTTGGAAAAAAGAGATATCACAAGCAATACGAAAGATATTACCGTTAAAAGCAATGAGATAATCGAAGCCATCATCTTTGTCCACCTTGTTGTAGTCGTAGTTGTTGTCAGCAAATGCTTGAATAATACTGGGTATAACTTTCTTTCCCATAAACTGGGCTGGGTCTTCACCACGATAGAGCGGTGGCTTCCAGTTGTAGGAAAGAATATCGCCTGGACGTGTATCACCTGATAGACCTATTAGGTACTTGCCAACCTCAACTATCTTCGGTGTACTGGTTGCAAGCGTTACTAAATTATCTTCTGTGATCTGTGAATCTGCTACTAGAACGGCGTAGTCAATACCTTCCAGCGCTGCGATTGTTGTCATAGATAGAATCATACTAGAGAACGGCGTGTCGTCGCGTTAGCGACACTACTAGTTACTACAATATGAGCCGTGAGGCGAATAAAAGAACAGGGTGCCCCGAGGGGGCACGATGGTGCAGTACTGACTGTGCGGTTCCGTCTACCAAGGCTGCCTAAATTTAGGTCTAAATTAAGAGACAAATTTGGGTCTGATTTACGAGCACTTGGTCCAGTACACGTCTGTCCTTGTGGCTCACAAGTCTTTAACATAATGGCATCCTTTGAGGACTATGAATTAGTCTGGTATTTCCTTGATGCTACCTGTGCCAGTTGTGGCAATCTAGTAGTTGTCCCTTGTCCAGTAGATAAAGATGAAGCACAGACTCTCTGAGATTAATGAAGTAGCACGCACAGGAATGTGCTTAGTTTGTGGCCCCACAAGAATCAAGATGCGGGATAAATCAAAGCCAGTATCAGGTAGATACAGGTGCAATACCGTATACAAGATAAGCCAGATGAAGGCACGTTCTCCTTACCACGCTTACCGTAAGGACTACTGCGAGCAGTGTGACTTCAAGCCAGTACACATCTCTCAACTGGATGTAGACCACATAGACGGTGACCGCTTTAACAATGACCCAGCCAACCTTCAGACCCTGTGTGCTAACTGCCACAGGCTCAAGACCCACCTTGCAGGAGATAGCAACTCAGGTATCAATTAGTTTTGTGGTACAAAAAAGAGGCCCCCATCCCCGAAGGGATGAGGGCCATTTGCCTCGCGCTGGTGGGTTACTTAGACCCACGACCAAAATCTGTTGATTTCGGATCAAGTGCCTTGAGCACTGGACCTGCGATGGCTGCAATTCCTGCTGTTGCTAGAGCCTTTGGATCTGTCACACCTGCAAGCCATAGCGCAATTACTGACGCAATTCCTGCACGTAGATAAGTTCCTGCCATAGCGATTAACTTCTCTTTGTTCATTTGTTCTCCTAGTCTTTGAACTTTGGACTACCGAAGCCAACAATAAATAACTTCAGTCCTTTCTTGTTATCAGTGCGATAAGCCCTAACCTTCTGGACTACTTCTCCACCGTTACGTTCACTGGTAGATTTCTTTTTATCACCTGATGTATTGCCTTCGATAGTGACAATGGTTCCATCGCCATTATCTCTGACAACAATTCCAACGTGGTCAATAGGGTTTCCACCCTCTGCGAAATCAAAGAAGGCCAAGTCACCAGGTGCAGGCTTAGCAGTTTCTGTGTTAGCCCAACGCCCAATCCCTTGGAACTTCTCTGCTCCATCAGTAGTAGAGACTACGTTTGGAATCTTTAAGCCAACTTCGTTGGCACACCACATTACAAATGAACCACACCAAGGCTTAAAGTTTGCCTTAGTAAATGCTCCATACTTTGTTTCATTATCCTTTGGACCTTCTATCGTACCAATCTCAGCACGAGCAGCCATTAGAAATTGATTACGTTGTCCCATTTATTTCTCCGCTACTAACTTGTACAAGTCATCAACACGCTGTTCTAGTCTGTCCAATGAGTCACGCATACTCGATCCGCCATTGCTTTTGAGTTCAATGAGATAGTGCTTAACCATCCAGCGAACAGCGCCAGCAAAACTGGCTACTATTGTTATTAGAGCAACAGCAACTGTTGCATAGTCTTGTGCCTGCATTATACCGTCCTAATGGTTACTAGTAGTAATCCACCATAACCAGTGAATCGCTTATCCGAAGGTGTTGCATTTCTGAAATCCATCTCTTCAATAAGTCCAATAAAGGACTCACCAGTTCTAAAGTCTTCAACGCGGATGGTATCTCCAGCATTTTCTATTGTTTCTAACTGTGACATACGGAAGTAAGCAGAGCCTTCATAGCCAACCTCTACACCGAAGTGATCTGATTCGTGGTCAAAGCAAGAAAGTGGATACTGAATAAGTCGCTGACGTGGGATAGCAGGCAGAGCCTTAATCTGGTAACCAGTAAAGAGTGGTCCCTTAGTTGTATCAGTAGTTGAACGAGTCAGAGTAAACTGAAAGCCAAGATATTCTTGTGCTGCCTGTGGATAGTTAATGTTAATCTCTGGTACAAGTGCCTCTTGTGCAAAGGTACCAATGCGGAAGTAGTTATCTGCATAGTCAATAGAATCAATGTTAAGTCCACCATTAGTGGTATCTATACGAGCCTGCATTAACTTAAAGATTTTAAGTTCTAGTGTGTTGTAGCGTACATAGCCTGTACGCAAGAAGCCTTCTGCCATCAAGGTAGATGCTGATTCGATATAGATAGCACCATCAGAACCATTACCAGCGTTACAGAATGCTAAGCGGTTGGTATCACCAAGGAAAGCACAGGCTGTTGTGTAATGGGCTAGTGCATCATCTGGGTCATACAAGTCCCAGGCATAAGGGAACTGAAGGTTACCTAATGGTTGTCCCATATCTACGCGGGTTACACCCACCTGACCATCAACACCAGAGGCTGACCAGATGTATCTATCACGGAAAGCAAAGTCATAGACTGGTTGATCTGATTCAAAGATTAAAGCGCCGTAGGTAATGGAACCATCGAGTTGACTTGCATCAGCCATACGCATACCTTGGCTAGTACCAATAGCCATATTGCCAAGGTAGTAAGCAATCTTAAATACAATCTCACCTACTGGTAGTTCTGCTGCAGTGATAGCACTAGTCAGCGTAGGCATAGCACCTGCAGTAGAGAGGGTAAACTTGTAAATGTTTGACTGGATACCTGAGTAGCCAGAGATGTAGATAGCAGCACCACTTGATGTGATACTAGTAAAGATATGATCTGGATCATTGTGTGAATAGACCGCAGTTGGTAATGTCGTAGCACTTGTTGAGAACTCATAGACCTTATCGTTAACACACATTACAATACGCTCTTTGGTGTACTCCATAACAGCGTTAGTTACAGTGATGCTGTTCTCAGTAATCATCAGAGTAGGTGATACAGAACTGTCATCAGATAGCAGTTTCTTATATACTCTTAACCTTGGAGTTCCAGCGTTAAGTACGTTAGTAACCCAGTAAGCATAGACACCATCATCACAGATAGCGTGTACTGGATAGTCTGATCCTGAGTTGTAATCAATGAAGTGGATAATCTCTGCTACGCCTGTACCTACTGGAGATACTGCAGTAGATGCAACGTTAGATGCAGTCTTAGCGTATGTAAAAGTTGTGGTTGTTGGCACCCCAGTAATGGTGTAGTCACCGTTAAAGGTGGCATCCACGCCAGTAATGGTGATTTCCATACCAGTACATAGACCGTGTGCTGCGCTAGTTGTCAGTGTAGCCACGTTAGAAGTCAAAGCCTTGTTGTTAATAGATACAGTAATTGCAGGAAAGACTTTATCTACATCGTACTCATCAACTAGAAGCACACCGTTATAGGTGTTGCTGCTCTTATCCCATTGGATAGAGCGCATCAACTGCCAAGGACGACCATCAGTTCTGATGCCACCTGTGGTGATGTGCTGACTATCAGAAGATTTAAGCAGGGTAGCCTGTCCCTTAGTCCAGACATCAATACCTTTAGAATCTGTGTACTGGAAGCGAAGCGACTCATCCTGGATAGGTTCAAAGAACTTGATGCCTTGTCCATAGTGGAATGAGGATTGAGAGCGTAGCCACCAACCTGTGAGCGTCTGCTCACCTGGTTCTCTGGACTGGTCAATCTGTTGCTTACGATACTGGGCAGTTACACGACGATAAGGTGCATCATCAGAGTTAAGCAAAAAGAACGGTAGTCCACCAATAGCCACGTCGTAGGCTTCACCAGTTGCTGAATAGTTAGTAGATCCAGCAGGGTTGGAAAGTATGTAGGGTATAGCCTCGGTTATGTCGTGGTTATCAGCCATCTACTTACTCCTTTGATTATTTTTTGGCATAAAATTATGAGCAGTTTAGAGACATACTCAGGTCTATGATCTAACTGTTAAGCAGGCAGATTTGGTGTGGATTGTTCCGCTTCTGGATTGAGATAGCGTTGGTAGTCTGAGTTGGCTTCGTCATTAGGAATTGTCGAAACTGAACCATTCTCATTTGTTCGCAAAATGCTGCCATTTTCCATAACTTCATAAGTAACCATTTTATAGTTCCGCCTCTACTGCAATCGTTGCTGCGCCGTTTGTGTATAAAACTAAAGCCTGTCCAGCGGTATAGGCAGAAGTTGCGCCAGTTACCTTTATGCAGCAAGAATCTACTGTTATCTGGTCTGCTGCTACTGTTCCAATAGTTGATGGATAAGAACCAGAACTGTTAAGAACTGCTATCTGACCACTACCTGAACCGCTTGCTGGGACTGTTACAGTTGGTGTTCCGCGCTTTGTTACTTTGTAAAACATTGCGCCAAAAGCAGATGAAGTTGATTGCGCGGCCATAGTGTTTCTTTGCGCCGACATTGCGAATGTTTCGTAGTACCTCTGGCAAGCGGCTAATTCTCCTTGGATTGTTCCTCCAGCCCTTTTGATAGTTGTGGCTACTGACCCAAGTTCTAATTGAACACCAGTTACTTCGTAATAGTCTGCCGCACCTGCTGTACCTGTGGGCGTATAGACAAAGTACATCGCTAGTTCAGTTGCCGTACTTGCAACGGTGCCTGTGAAACTAAATCTTTGCCAAGATGTAGTCAAAGTTGCATTGTTATTGATAACAGTTGCTTGACCTGTGTAACCTGAAAATACATTTTGGTCAGTACCAGTGCCAGAAAATAAACCGAAAGCCAAAATATCTGAAGTTGCAGAATAGTTAGCACCTTTTCTTGCATAAAAAGAAACTGTTACTGCTTGACCTGCAAACTGATAGGATTGTGCAGACTCTAAATTCTGTCCAAAATACATTGCAGTAGTAGCCGTATTCCCAGATTGACGACCAATTCTCGCACAATACTGGATCGTTGGTAGTGTCGAACCTGCGTTTTGTCGGCTTACATCTCGGTTAGATGCACCTTGTGGATAAAATTGCCACCTGTCGGCTGTATAAACATAGCCAGCACTCGTAAAAGAAGTGCCTCGTTGCCATATATCTATGCAACTATTTATGACCGCGTTGCCGTTGTAGGCTGATTGATAGCGCAAGCCTGTTGAAGTGGAACTATCTGCTACGAGGCTTTCACCGTTGTTGCCGACAGCCAACCTAGCGGGTGCTGTGGAGTAACCGAATAGATCACCCTTTGCTGTTAACAGTCACCGATAAACCAACGCTGGCAAGTTTTTCTGCAACGGTTGGTTCAGTTGGCGTAAAACTATGCTCTGCAATCAATGATTCTGCGTGTTCTTGCGAATTAGCCCCTGCAACATACCATTCATCGTGTTCGATGTAGGCATAGCAACCTGTTTCTTCATTGAAAATTTGAGAATTGACAATTTTGTTTGGTGTTGGAATTTTGTAAATATTCATTTATGCTCCTAAATAAACGCAAGTAAAGGTCGCGTAACAGCCCGTAATCGTGCCAGTCGTCTTATCACTTGAATAACCGACTTCTAGATAATCACCTGCCGCCATTTCAATTACACACGAACCGTTAAACTGTCCGTTCGCTGTGCCTGTAAAACTTGTGATGAATTGGAACGTGTAATAATCACGAACGCTCGCGTTATTTTTTAATGGTCTTAAGTTTGAGTAAGTGTTTTGCGCACCAAGAAAAGCCGAAGCCGTGAATAAGTATTTTCCACCTTTACCCGATGGAATTGTTATTCTTGTGTTATTTGTTGATGTGTCGTGAAATGCGTCTGTGTCAAAAGCATCCGTGGTAGCAAAAGGAATTTTGACTTCTGCATATTGAGTATAGGATAAACTGAAATTATTGCCTACTGCTTGACAACCTACAAAACCTGTCGCAGCAGGTGTTGCCCATTTCAAGCCTGTTGAAGCGGTACTATCCGCCACAAGTATTTGGTCATTAGATCCGACTGCTAGACGAGCCACAGTAGATGCAGCCGTTGCGCTGATAAGGTCGCCCTTTGCTGTTAATAGCGTTGGTTGAATACCCCACCCTCAACCGAAGGTATGCGTGAGATTGTCATATTAGGATAGTTCGCTTCCGAATGCGTTGAATGAGAATGTTGCTGCTGAGGAATAGACCGTGATTACATCTGTTGCTCCCAGAGTGATACCAAGAGTTAAGGTATCTGAGGCGTTACCAGGAAGTGATACATCATAAGCCAAGTACTGTGATGCAGCCAGGGCTGCACCTGCCACACGAACTGCAATACGGTATGTGCCTGCAGTTGCTGTCTGATTACAGACTGTAACTGTAGATACGATTGCTTGTGTAGCAGCAGGTACTGTGTAGAGTGTTGTTGCTGTGGTTGCCGATGGGTTCGATTGCCCTAGCACCTTGTAATTTGTTGCCATTTATTTTTTTCCTTTACTGTAGTGTTTGGTTAACCGCCCATTAGAAGCAAGCCACTAACGGTTCCACCTGAACCGCTATCTAGTCCTGCTTCAAAGGCATTGAGATCTGCTGAGTTGAGTTATAGATAATTTCTTCATTCTGGGTGTCAACATCTAGTGCCACACCAAAGGTATCAACGTTACCTGGAGCAAGGGTTACACCGCCAAGAAGGGCAGAACCTGTACCAGAACTAACAGTCATACTCGTTGCGCTGTTTGAGATGCTAGAGGCAAGTGCTGTCTCAACCGAGATACTGGAGAACTTACGTGTCATTGTCTTTCCTTACTTAACGTGTGTAGTGAATACGGATTGGATACTTGTCTGCCAACTTCAAGGCTTCTTCATTAAGACGCTGTTGATAGAGAGCAAAGATGTAACGAGATGCTGCTGCTCCTGCAGTTGAAGGCAACTTAGAATCATTTAGATCGGCCTCAGCACTAGAGAGATTGATTCGTCCAGCGTCAAGGTAAGAGAGTAGTTTGTATGCTGCTCCGAGAGTAACAACATCCTTACAAGAATCTGGTAGACCAGTAACGTCAACAAAATCATCTGTGTTTGCGTCAAGAGTATTGGGCGTTGATGTATACCAAACTTGAATTGTACGACCAGGTTGTACGTTCTCATAGATATTAATTGTATTCTGTGTATTAAAGGTGGCAGCATTTGCCATACCATCTAAGCGCCAGCGATTTACTGGTAGCCATTCCTGGCTAGAACCAGTGGTCTGCCAAGAGATATATAGAACATCTTCGCAGTCATCAGGCAGTGGGTATGTAGTCTGAGATGCGTTAAAGGTAAATGTATAAGAAGAGGCAATCCAGAGTTTAGGATAGAAACTGTTGATTGTGTCGTTAATAGCCTTCTTGATGTTATTGCGTGGGAAGGTAGGAGACAGAGTTACTTGGGCATACTGTGCGTGAGGCGATGCAGTAGTTCCCTGGTATCCACGACCAAAGCCTGGAATAACGTTAAGAACGTTTGCTGCCTTATCAAAGGAGTCAATCCAAAGTAACTCATCGTCAATCTCAATCAGACCTTTAGCAAGGTTAGATGCAGAACCAACGGTGATCTCAGTGCTAGTAGTTGTCAA